CGAGAGGATGCGCTCCACTACTCGGAGTCGCACAGCAAGACCGATTCGTTTTACCGCGACACGGGTGGTCACTATGCAGCGAAGGAGGGCTATCGACTCAACGGTCCGGTTTTGCTGAAGGGGACGTTTCGCGGGATCAAAACGCTGACGGACGCCGAGTTCAAGAAGAGGAAGCGATGAGCGAGCGAAAAACGTTTTATCGGGTCGGCGAATTCATCAAGACGCAAGGACGCGGAAGCTTTCCCAAGATCATAGAGAAGGAAGCGACCGTGGAGAACGGCATCGCTCGATTCAGAGAATACGATCATCAGGACGTCGACACTCTGGTGTTAGCGTCATCGCTCGCCTGGAGCGCAAAAGAAGCTTGCGACTTGCACCTGGTTGAGAAGCAGATGCGAATCGAGCGACTCAAGCACGAGCTCGAGGTCGCAGAGAAGCAGGCGAAGAAGGCCGAGGGCCTGTACGAGCGATGGCTAGAAGAGCAAGAGCGAGAGCGGAAAGAAAAAGAACGCTTGAAGGCTGTCGAAGGCGAATGGTGGACGAAGCATGAGGAAAAAAGCGAGTGACCCACGGCGAGAAGATGGCGCGCGCGGCGTTGAAGCGCTGGCTCGACCACTATCGCGAGCAGGAGACGTGCGCGAAGTCGTCGAAGATAAAGGGTTGCATCTCGACGCACCACGCTCGCTGCGAAAAACACACTTCCTCGACGAAGCAGCTCGTCCGTGACACCGAGATGCTGCTCGAGTCGGGGCCGAATTGATCCAGCGAAAGTGTCGCGTTAGAATGTTTTGATGCCGCGCCAGGTCACGTTCGACCGCTGCTTCGACGACGACAAGGTCCGAGCGATCGCCCCGTACCTGCCCGCGACGTTCGAGTTCTTGAACAAGACCGCGCCGTGGCGCAAGGGCAAGTGGCCGACGCGCGTGAAGTGCATGACGCACGAGCAGATCGCGTCGGGTCGTCAGCGAGGAGCCGGGCACGGCTTCACGTACATCCGCGGCAACACGATCTGGATGAACGCGCACATGACGCCGCAGGGTTACTGGCTCGTGTACGTGCACGAGAACCTGCACCACGCTTTCCCGGACGCGACCGAGAAGGAGCTCAATTGCGTGTGGCTGCCGAGAGCGTACTCCTACGTGTTCGGGAAGAAGCTCACGCCGGCGTACGCGCGCAAGCACGGCGTCGGCTCGCCGGTTCCAGGAGTCGGTGACCGGAGCTACTGTCGGTGACGTTCGAGCAAGCGTTCAAGCGGGCGCGCGCCGCCCTCTTCGACGGCAACTCTGTCGAGTACGTCGCGTTCTTGATTGCGCCTGAGTGCGGCAACATGTACGAGGCACACAACGTGGTGCGCGCTGCCGAGCTCGACATCAAGCTGCGTCGCAAGCCGGACTTGCAGGCGACGCATCTCCCGCTCCGGCGCCGTGACCGTCGCCGCGGCATCGTGTGGTGGACGCGGCGACCGCGAGAGCTCCGGAAGAGCGTCTGATGCCTCACGCGGCCGGTCTCTTGGTTCGTGCGCGCGATACTGGACGCTTTCTGTTTCTTTTAGGGACTGACGGCTACTGGAACGTCCCAGGCGGCGGCATCGAGCGCGACGAGCGCCCGCAGCAGGCCGCGCTGCGTGAGTTCGTGGAGGAGACCGGCTTCCACGGCCGCCTCTGCATCGGCTCGCGCGCGGCGGAGATCGACGGCTTCTGGTTGTACGGAGCGGAGGTCCCGCGCGAGTTCTTGCCCATGCTGAGCGACGAGCACCTCGACTTTAAGTGGACCACGCTGCGCGCGATGCCGACGCCGCACCACCCGTCGCTCTCGCTCGTCGTGGTCGAGCGCGAGGCTTAGCGCTGGACTTGGTAATAGAACGTCGACCCCGCATTGTTCAGAGTCGCGGTCGCCGCCGGGATGATCCTGAATCCTGTATCTGTGAGCTCGATCGCGTCCGTCATCCCATTGCCCACGAACGACAGAGCGCCGGGCATAACGTCGATCTTGATGCCGATGGCGAGCGGCGAGAAGATAAACACACTCTTGGGGCGGAACCCGTGGCCTACGAGTATCTCTCGATTCGGGACGTCATCACCTTCATATGAACCGCTCAAGAACGTGATCAGGTTTTTGGAAGACCTCTGCATCCAGATCCCCTGTGGGGAGTGCAGCGAGATCTGTCCGGCGACCGAGGCCAACAGACTCTTGACTGTTTTGGGGGCCGCCATTCGTCACACCATGAACATGTCGGCGGGGTGTCCGCTCAGCATCGGTGGCCCCTTTACGATGTTCGCGCCGATGTGCTTCGCGAGTGCCTGGTTCTCGGCGTCGTCCGAGACCCACTTCGTGCCGTCCCACTTGTAAAAACCACAGTCGACGAGCGAGAAGGCATGCTCGTTCGGGTTGGCCAGGTAGTCGGCCTTCGCAGGAGGCCACGCAGCGACGGGTGTGGTGACGTGGTCCGGAGGCAAGTAGAGCTTGTAAGTGGTCGGCTTCGTCTTCACGTACGAAGCCAAGATCGGTTCGGTGATCGGGCACGGCTGCTTCGCGGGTGCAGCGCTCGCAGGTTTCGTGCGCGTGAGCCACCACACGAGACCAGCGACCGCGATTACGATCACTGTGGGCAGCGTCGCGTCACTTTGGTTCTCGAGCAAGCGACCGGTCATCACGGTCGTCTGCGCAATGTAACGGCGACCGTGGGCGTCGTCCCAAACGTTCACTTCGGCACCGTCGATGTGCCGTCGCCCCACCCACATGTAGTGGCTCGTGTGGCGAGGGGTGATCATGACTGAGTCCCAGTCGTCGTTAGCCGAGCGGCTCCAGCTACCAGCTCGAGCCGCGTCAGCGTGACTCAGCGCGTAAGCGTAACCGGACTTCGGATGAGGATTCGCCATCACGCCACCATGAACAGATCGGCCGGGTGCCCCTGCAATGTGCCGAGGTAAGCGGCGTACTGATTCTTCAAGTTGTCGCTCTTCACGACCGGCTCGTTGATGTTGGAGTAGTACCAGAACGAACCGTCACCGAGCACGAGCACGTACGGGGAGAATTCAGCCGGAGCGAGACCTGCCTTTTGCAAGTCGACGTACGTGTAGGGTGGATTCGTCTCGTTGGGCGCGCACTCGCCGGCGAGACCTTTCTCGATGAGCCACGCCTCGAACTTCTTCATGTCTACCGGGCAAGGTTTCGGTCCTGCGGGTGCCGCGGACGACTTGCCGGAGAAGAGAAACAACGCTCCGAGCACGCCAGCTCCGATGATCGCCGGCACGAGCCAAGTCGGTCTTGCGTTCGATTGTAGATCTGCATTCTGGGAGCTGCGACGTCTCATCGCCTCGGCCGCGGTCTTGTAACACTTCGGTCGGTACTGCGTGGGATCCACGCACCACGGTTTCTTCATCTTGTACTCGGGGTACGCCGAGATCATCGGGAAACCGGGCACGCTCAGGAGCATCACGCCGAAACCCTGGTCGTAGGCTGCCTGCATGTCCTTCGGCAAGCGCTCGTACGGGTAACGACCACCCGGAGTGAGGTAGTCTCTCAAGTGAAAGGTTTTTTCTTGAACCGCCATCACCACGCCATGAAAAGATCTGCCGGATGTCCGGCGAGCGTGCCGCCGACCTTGTTGCAGTAGTCCGCTTGCAAGTCGTCACGTCGAACTGACGGCGTCGTGGACTTGTTGCCCTCGAAAAAGTGGAAGACGTCGTTCTTGTCGACGAGCACGATGCGCTCGCTTGCAGGGAGCGCGTAGATCTTGTTCATGATCTCGGAAGGCAGGATATCGAACGCGAGACTCGGGCTCACCGGGTCCGTGATGCCGAGCATCGGCACATGGAACGCCGTCATGTTGACGGTCATCGACCACTTTCCGAGACCTTCTTGGCTGACGACGCACTTCACGGCGGGCGGGAGCGGCGCCGGCGTGCTCGGCGTGCTCGGCGGTGTCGACGGAGCTGAAGAAGATGCGGAACTCGAGCGCGAGAAGAGCAGCAAGCCGCCGACTACCCCGACGCCGATCAACGCGGGCACGACCCAGGCAGGTGTTTGAGCGTTCGGTTGCATCAGAACATGAAAAGGTTAGCGGGGTGCCCGGCGATGACGCCGCCGAAGTTCTCGCAGTAGCTCGCGTACAGGTCCTGGCGCAGCGTGCCGACGACCGTGTCGTTCGCCCAGTACCAGAACTCCCAGAAGCCCTTGCCCTTGGTCGCGAACAGGACGGCCGTGTTCGCCGGCAAGCTGTCGAGTTGCGACACGACGTCGGGTGTCAGGACGCCCTGCACCTCGTCCGCGGTCGGGCAGTGCGTCGACGCCGGTGAGCCGTGCGACGCCGGTATCTCCACGCACGAGAGCGAGATGCCGGGCGCGTAGATCGCTGCGAGGCCCAGGCTCTGACCCCACTGCTTGAGCTTGGTCGCGTCCACGTCGCACGCTATCGGAGACGGCGACGTCGTTCCGGGCGGCAGCGGCGCGGGCGGCGGCGGGAGCGGTCCCGTGGCCTTCTCCTCTTGCTTCTTCGAGCTCGCCCACCACAGGACGCCGCCGAGGATCGCCGCGCCGATCAGCATGGGGATGATCAGGTTACCGGACTGGTTCTCTTGGAGCTTGCGCTCGCGCGAGAGCGCGGCTCGGCGCTGTGACTCGCTCATCTTGTGGTACCAGAGCGCGCCGCACACGGCGCCTGGGTCACGAGAACTCGAACTCGCGCCGGCGACGCAGTCGCGCATCCACTTCTTAGGTGGCCGCCTCGGATTCTCTTGGACCCATTCCATAACACCCTCAACGAAGTTCTTTGATGATCGCGTTTGATCCGTACAAGATGTCGAGCGATGTGCTGCTGAGTGAGAGAACGCGGAGTTTCACGTCGACGGGAGTAGCCCCCGTTGCATACAAGAGCTGAGCGGTTGACATGCCGCTGTACTGCGTAGCTTCGTAGCCGCCGTCGTCCGCTTCTCCAACGCTGTCGCGCAGCACGGTGTTCGTGCCCGCTTCGACCCAGAAGATCCTGACGAAAGCGTCGGGGTCAGAATACCCGAGCTGGAACTCCGCGCTCAGTTCGTACAGTTTGTTTGGCGAGAGAGTGAAAGCACCTAGAATGCCCGTGCTGTACGGGATGTTCCCGAACACGGTTCCATTGAAGATCACGTCGCCGTTCTCGAGGACGCCGATCTGACCCGAGCCGCTTGGCACGCCGCCGATGAAGTCGGTCGTTTGGTAACCGACTTGCACGTACTCGAGAGGGCCGGCTGCGGAGCCGCCGGTGTTGATGATCACCTGTCCGAGGAGCTGGCTGACTCTCTGACGCCAGATACCCAGATGGCTGTGCCACGATCCGGTCGGTTCTCCGGCAGCGGCGCGGAGCAGGCCCAACAACTCTTCGATTGCAGTCGCCATTACGGTTGACTCACTCCCCAGCGCTCTCTGTTAGGTCCAGTGTACGCCCAGATGCCCGTCGAGCGAAACACGCGCTCTGCTTTGTCGACGGTCTGCGGCAAGGCTCGGCCCCGCGCGTAGGCTAATTGTCCGAATTCTTGCACGGTTCCCTGCGAGATGTGCCGGCCTTCCGGGTCGTAGAGCTCCCAGAACCCTCCCTGCCTCCCCGCGGGCCGGACGCGCAACTCGAAGTGGCGTTTCGCGTCGTCGGCGCTGCGATAGCGGATAACCGCGACGTTGCCGTCGAAGTCGACGGTGTACGGCAGTTGTCGTGTTGTCTGGTTCGGCAGCACCGCCTCGAGTTTTTCATAGTAGTCCGGGTCTTCAGCCAAGTGATCCATGGCGATGCGTTCGGCGACGGCGCGACTGTCGGTGTGCTCCATCTCGTGGAGCGTTCCGCGTTCGAGCTCGTCGGGGTCGAAGTCTTCTCTCGACATACCCTCCGACCGTCGCGGATTCGACACCAGTCCACCGCTCAGTAGCCACCACGCACCTAGACCGAGTGCGCCGACTGCGACGACGGTCCCTACGCCGATTCCTTTCGCGGGCGTGAACTGCGCCGCGGGAGCGACGTTCGCGTTCGGGAGCGGCGAGGCGTCGCTCGACGTCATGTAGTTCGTGGGCAGCACGACGCTCTTCGCGCACTGCGCCCCTTGACCGAGCACGAAGAAGTCACTCGGGTGCGCCGGCGGGGCGCCTAAAAAACAAGTTTGGCCCAGCGCTTTTGGGTCGACCTCGTTCCACCTCCTCGCGACGACCTGCGCGAGAATCGCGGGCATCACGTGCTGGGCTTGGTAGACGTGGTCGGTCGTGCCGGCGTACTTGTCGAGGTTCGACATGCCGTAGATGATCAGCCCGTCGTCTCGGTTGCGACGCTTGTACGGGGGTGCTGGGTAGACGACCGTGCGCTTCGGCCCGTTCACGCTGCTCGAGACGGTCGTCTCCGGAATCGAGAGCTCGGGCACCGGTGGTTGGGCCGCGTTCGGGTCGTCGCTGCTCGTCAGCGTCGTCCAGATGTAGTTCGCGGTCTCGGTCGTGCTCGCGTAGAACTTCCCTTCCGGCGTCTGCGGCACCACGCTCGAGTGGCTGATCACGAACAGGCGCTCGTTCGCGACCGCGAGCGCGCCGAAGTTCAACCACGGTTGCAGCCCGGCGACTTTCATCTCGCCGCCGGGCTTGGACGGGTCCACGTAACCAACGTGAATGCCGTCGCACGCGTACGCGACGTCGATGTTGCCGCCGTCCCCGCTCGCGAGCACGGCCGCGACGCCCGCGCAGCTCGCCGAGAAGCCGAGCAGACCGATCCGGAGCGGCGTGACGCCAGGAGCGTACTTCGCGAGGATACCGCGCACGGGCGACGGCCCGAAGGCCGTCACGATGCTCGTCCAGTTCTGACCCTGCGCCGGGTTCGGGAGGTTTATGAAGCGCGTGGGCCGAGTGAACGACGACTTGACCTGCGGCGGGATGGCGCCGTGGTTCCAAGCGATGAGGACGTCCTCCTCGGCCACGAGCTCACGCTTTCAACTCGTCGCCGAGTGCGCGCGCCTTGTCATCGACCGTGCCGAGGTCGCGGATCTTTGGCGGCTCGTACGGTTTCGCGTTCTTGGTTTCCGGTTTCGCGATCGCCATCGTGTTGTTGCCAGTTTTCACGATCGGTTCGATGCGAACCTCTTCGTTGAGCTTGTTGTCGATCTCGGCCGCGCGCAGGCGCATCAAGATGGCGTACATCCAGACCGACATAGCGAACACGATCAGCACGAGCACGACCAGGGCTTGCACGAGCAGCGGGTAACTAAACAAGAACGTCGCCCCGATCGCCAGAGCCGCGCCCAACGCGACGAACATGATGCGCTCGGACAGACGCTTGAACATTGTCTGACGCTCGATCGCCTGGAACTGCTTCTTCCACTCCGGCACGTAGTCGTCGGGCGGCATGAATTCTTTCCACTCTTGTTCTTGCGTCTTGGGCTGGATGTCTTGCTGCGTTTCCATCTCTCTCACCTATTCAAGGCACTGTACCACGATGGCGGCAACGGCAATGTTGAGCGGCGAATTCGGACCGGGATAGAAGACGCCGGTGAAGTCGGGCGACTCAACGAGCCAGTCAAACTGCTGGTTCGTGACGCTGTCCCAAGCCTGCATAAGGTAGCGCTGAAAAGCGACGAGCGTGCCCGGGTTCTCGATCAGCAGCGCGCCGTAGCGTGGTTGCTGGAAGCTCCCGCTCGCGAAGGCGACGATCGTGTCGATGTAGATGCCGGGTACGTCAGCCATGTCACGCCAACTGCGGTACGGTCTGGTTCCACGGCATGATCACGTCGCTGAATTGCACGAATTGATCGAGCGTGCCGAGCGCCGGGTACGTCGTTCCGTCCGCGAAGTTAGCGAGGCCCCACCAGGCGTCGATGAGCGATGCGATCGGTCCGATGTGTCCGGCCGTGATCGAGTAGAGGCCAGCCGGGAACATCGGGTTCTCGCCCGTCTTGTCGATCGGCGTCGTCTCGAGCAGGTTGAGCGCCTGCGAGTTCACGCCCTCGCACGTCCACACGAGCGAGATGTTCGCGGTGTCGTCGCGACCTTTCGGCAAGACGGTCGACGCGGTGCTCATGAGGTCGCCCGTGGTCGCGACCGTGCTCGCGTTCGAGCCGTCCAGCGTGATGACGGTTGGTTCGGGCCAGAAGGCTCCGATGCGGTTGTTGACGGTTTCCATCTGCCAGAACCCGCGTGTCGCGCCGCCGGTGTTGATGACGACGCGGAAGATCAAACCGTCGCTCGACTTCAAGACGTGCCAGCGGTGCGTCGCGTTGCCGGCGCACCCCCACGAGATGGCGGGCGAAAAGATGTTCTCGTCGGCTGCGGTCGGGCGATCCGTGTTCGAGCCGCCCGCGTATGCGCCGCTCGGCGAGATGCCCATGCGCATGACGGTGTCGGTCGCGCTGTTCAGGTCGAACAAGATCTGAGCGCCGCTTGGATGGTTGAAGACGAACCAAGAATGCGGTGAGCCGGAGGCGGCCCAGACCAAGTTCGCGTCGGCCGCCCAGCGATCAACGCCGTCCATTCCGAACCCGCCCGCGCCGTTCGCGCTTCCAGCGACGGTCATCGGGTTGGTCACGGCGATCGCGCCGTTCGCGCTGTTAGTCCAAGCACCGGTACCGATGAGAGAGTTCTTGATCGCGCGCATCATCGCGCGGCTGGTCGCGAGCGAGCTACCCTGCGCCGGAACCTGGTTGTTGACTTGGAATTGCCACGTCTTGATGAGAGTCGGGAGTGCCATGGGACCTCAGAATTCTGCGATGAGTAGTGCGGACCGCACGACGACGACGTCGGTCGAGGCCGAGCCGCCGGTGGCCTCTGCTTGAAACTGATACAGGTGCCCATCGATCAAGTCGCCCAAGATGTCACCCGTCGTGAGCACGACATCGGTGCCGCTGGACGTCGTGAGCACGCTCGTGGCGACGGGCACGCCGTCGGTCACGTCGAAGAGTCGGATGCTGCCCACGAGCGCGGTGTTCGAGACGAGTGCGACGACCTGGAACGTGGCCGAGTCGAACGGGTCGGTCGCGTCGTTCTCGAACACGAACGCGCCAGGCGAGAGCACGGTCCAGCCACCCGGTGGATCGGTTGCGACCGCTTGGACGAGTCCGGCACCCGGACCGAATTCGACGGCGACGTTGAGCGTGATGTCAGCGCCGTCGACGGTCGGCGTGACGGTGAAGCCGCCCGTGAAATTTAGCGTGGTGAACGTACCTGGCAGCGGGACGCCACCTTGCTCGATGATGAGGCCAGAGAAACCACCACCCCCGCCTCCGCCGGGCGGGAAGCCGATCTTGGGCCAGAGAGGACTACCGGGTCCGGACATTGGAATCAGCTACTGAAGGCGGTTTGGTGTTTGCACGACTCACAGTACCAGCAGTCGTCGAGTCGATCGATCGTGTCATTACAGCTCGGGCAGATTCCGGCCGCCAGTTTTTCGCAGAACGCGAGCTCGTTCTCTACGACGGCTGGGTCTGAGACGACAGAGGGGCGCACCATGAACGCGCGCATGTGGTTGCGCAATTCTTCGGGCGCGAGAGCTTCGATTCGTTGTTCCAAGTCCATTCGCTTACCTCACTAGCGCGAAAGCGTTGTCCGGAGCAGTGCCAGTAGCGGGGAGCGTGGCCCATGCCACAGCGGCGTCCGTGCCAAAGATGACGTCCGCTCCCGGTGTTGCGCCGAGAGCAGTGGGCAATGTGACGTAGACGAATCCGGTACCGTTTCGAACGCGCATGGCGTTGGTCGTGGTGTTTCCCGCAGTCCCGTAGAAGACGGCCGTACCGGACGACTCGACCCACTGCGCGAAGTCCTCGATGCGCACGAGCTCGGTGAGGGTTCCGTTAATGCAACCAAACACGCCGCGCGGTGCGATGTCTTCGCAGTACGAGCCGTTGCCGAGCAAGAACCCAACGTGCGCCGTACCGTTCCCGTCGGCGCACCACCGGTTTGCGATGACGTTCGCCCCTTGGCTCGTCTGGACGAAGGAGTACTGGGCCAACCCTTGCATCGTGTGCGTCCCAAAGCTGACGGTCCAGAAGGGGACCGTGATCCCACAACCTCCGTAAGTTTGCGATCCGCGTTGAAGTTGACTCGCCGACGCCGCGCCCGAGAATTCACAACCGAACACTTGCGCTCGGTTGACGGATGCCCCACCCACGTTCATGTAGTTCTGCGGGGTGTACGTGCTCACCAGCGACCCAACTTTGAAGTCACGCAGACGAAATATTGCGGGTCCTGTGAGCTGCACGTGGTACTCACGGATCTGCGTCGCAGGCGATTCGATGACGAACTGGTCGCCGGCAGTCGGGTTGACCGTGGAGACGGCGCTATTCACGATGCGCTCGAACTGACTGATGTTCGCGGTCCCGAGCGCAGGGGCGGACATGATGTACGCGACGGCGCCTGCTTGCGTGCCGGTCGTCATGCGGATTCGAGACCGGAGTCGCGTTGAAAAGTCAAAAGCTCCTGACGTGAGTGACGCGCGCGTCGGTGGCGCCTCGGCGGTGTAGACACCGATCGCCATCGGGCCGTCGGTGATCGTCATCTGTCCCAAGACTTCGATCTCGGTGTTCCCTGGCACGTGCGCCGAGAGTGAGAACGCATCAGTCGTGAACGAACCGGCCAGTTGAATAGCGACCGAGCTCAGATCAGGGCTGAGCGTTCGCCCTTGCCATCGACGCGCCAGTTCTTCGGGCGTGAGCAGGGGCTCGGCAGCAGTTCCGGGTCCGCCATCGTTCCCGGTGGTCGAATTAACGCCCCAACTTGCTTGTGTTAGATACTCGAAGCCGCCGGTGACAGAGATTCCCGAGCCTTGAATGATCTCAGAGTTCTGACTGTCAGTCGAAGAGCTCGAATCGATGTCCGTCGACGCTTCGAGGATCCACTTGACCAGGTTCCGGTAATTGGGGATCTCCGCGACCGCGGCCTTCGCCAAACTGAGGAGCTTGCCCACGGTCGACAGCTTAGCCGAGCTGCGGTTATCCTACACCTAAGATGGCGCAGCTCCGGGCTTTTATCACTGGCGTGACGGGTCAAGACGGCTCGCACTTGACGGACCTCTTGCTCGAAAAAGGGTACGAAGTCCATGGGTTTGCGAGGAGAGGTTCTCGTGTTGACGAGCGGGTGCGCGTCCACTACGGCGACATGTCCGATCCGGCCACCCTGCGACAGGCGTTGCACGAGTCCTCACCCCACGAGGTGTACAACCTCGGAGCGCAGAGCCACGTGCACGCGAGCTTCCGCGAGCCCTCGTACACGTTTCGCGTCACGGCCGAGCCGATCATCACCATCTTGGAGCACTTTCGTCAGAGTGCGCCTAACACGCGCATCTACCAGGCGTCGTCGAGCGAGATGTTCGGGCTGGAGTTGCCGCCTCAGCACGAGAGCACGCCGTTTGCTCCGCAGAGCCCGTATGCGATCGCAAAGGTCGCCGCGCACATGACCGTGCGCCTCTACCGGCGCGCGTACGGACTCTTCTGCGTGTCCGGGATCCTGTTCAACCATGAAGGTGAGCGGCGACCGCCGAGCTTCGTGACGCGGAAGATCTCGCGCGGAGTCGCGCGCATCGCGCTCGGCCTTGACAAGGAGCTCGTCCTCGGAAACTTGGACGCGCGCCGTGACTGGGGCTACGCGCCCGACTACGTACAAGCCATGTGGCTCATGCTCCAGCAAGAGAAACCGGAAGATTACGTCATCGCGACCGGTGAGACGTTCAGCGTGCGCGACTTCGTTGTGATGGCGTTCCGCTTCGCGGAGGACGCGACAGGCAAACTCTTCGACTGGGAGAAGCACGTGCGCGTCGACAAGGACTTCAAGCGTCCGGCCGAGGTGCCCGACCTCTGCGGCGACGCGACACGCGCGCTCGCGAACCTGGGTTGGCAGCCCAAAGTACGCTTCCACGAGCTCGTGCGCCGGATGGTGCTGCACGACATCGCCGAGCTCAGCCGGACAATTCAAGAAACCAGCTCCGTAGACACTCCCCGACCGTGAACGCGCGGAAGCGCGACATGTCCGCGCGCGGCGGCGGGTCCATGTCGGCCGCCGAGCGCATCGCCGCGATCAAGGCGTCGAGGTCGTGGTCGAAGTGCAGTGCGTTCTCGCCGTAGTTGTAGGCGGGGTCGATCGCAACTCTGTCAGTAGCCGGCACCACGACGTCGTGCTCGTCCAAGAAGTCCCTCGGACCGCCTGAGTCCGTGGTGACCACGCGCCGCCCAGCGAGTTTCGCCTGGAAGCACGGCAGGTCGAAACCCTCGCCGCGACTCGCTGACACGTACACGTTCGCCGCCTCGTAGAGCTGGACGATGTCCTCACGTGGCAACGCGTTGCGGATAACGGAGATCGCTGAGAACGCCTCCTCGCGTCGCCAGCCAGCCGCGAACGCCTCGCGGTCGATGACCGTTTCTGGCGACTCGTAGTCGCCGATCGACCAGTGACCGTTCGTCTTCAGAAAGAGATGAGCTTCATCCCGCCAGTCGAAAGCGTTCAAGAATGCCTTGATGAGACGATGGGGAGCCTTGCGCGGCTCCCATTGACCGATCCACAGGAACGCGCGCTTCGCTTCTGGTGCCTCCAGTTTGAGCAGCGGGTCATCATCGAAGTACACGTGCGGGAAGACCTCCACGATGTTCGGCCGCACGCCGCATGCGATGCACGTCATCTTGTTCCATCGGCAGGGCACCCAGACGCCGTCCAAGCGGTTCAACTGATCGACGAGCTCGGGTGCCAGTTGCTCGCGCTCGAACGTCGTGTAGAGGACGCTCTGACCCGGTTGCTTGGGCCAGTTCTCGAACGCGAGCGTGGTGCCCGCGCCGAGCGTGCTCGACAGCACGCTAATGTCAGGGTCGCGTCCGGGTGGCAGGAGCATGTCGCTCACCTCGGACAGTACCGAAGGGTCCGGTGATCGGAACTTGAACACCTCGGGTTGCTCGGACTGCATCCAGCTCGTCAGGTGCACGTGGAGGCCGGCGAGCTGCATCGCTCGCGCGTACCCGCGCGCGGCGATCGCCCAGCCGGTCTGCCGGCTCCACGGGGTGCGGTACTCGACGATCATCCCTCCAGCCACTCCGGATGTTCGAGGAACCAGCGCACGGTGCGCTCGAGTCCTTGATCGAAAGTGAACGGGTAGACGAAACCCGCGTCCTTGAGCTTTTGACCGGACATCGCGTAGCGGAAGTCGTGACCGGGGCGCGACGTGGCGAAGCTCACGAGCTCGTACTTGAGCGGTCGCTCGCAGATGGCCGCGATCTTCTCGCAGAGCTCGAGGTTCGTGACCTCGCGCTCGCCGACGATGTTCCACTTGTCGAAGAGTGCGTGCTCGTTGTTCTCGACGATCCACTTCAGCACCGGGCCGATGTTGCCGGCGTAGTTATAGATGCGCGTCGATGGCTTCGTGGCCGTCGCATCGGCGTGGATCTTGACGGTTTCGCCGCGCATCACCTTGCGAATGACCATCGGCGGGAACTTCTCGGGGTGCTGACGCTCCCCAATGATGTTGGTGCAGTGCGTGGCACAGGCATGGAGCTTGTAACTGTTCGAGTACGCGCAGACGAGCTCCTCACCGCCCGCCTTGCTCGCTGAATATGGGTTTGTCGAGCGGTAGCGGTCCCACTCGGAGAACACCTGAGTCTCGTTGGCCGCGCCGAAGATCTCGTCCGTGCCGTAGTAGAGGAAGAACGGGTTCTCGGAGTTTTGAAGAAAAACGCTCTCGCCGCCCAGACCCTGACGCGCTCGCCACCACTCGAGCAAGTGAGCGGTCCCGACAACGTTGTCGTGCACGAACGTGAGCGGCTCGGTGATGCTGCGGTCGACGTGCGTGGACGCGGCGAGGTGCAGCACGGCGTCGACGGGGCCGAGCTGGCGGTCGACGGTCATGTTGATCGGCGCGCGCAGGTCGTGCCAGACGAACTTCACGCGATTCGCGCACTCGGGCCAGCACTCGAGGTGGCGCAGGCGGTGCAGCGTGCTGGTCGCGTCGATGCGGTCGAGTCCGACGAGCTCCCAGTCCGTGGCCTCGAGCAGGTGCTCGGCGACGTGGTGACCGATGAAACCGCACAATCCGGTGATCAAGACCCTGACGCTCATTCGAAAAACTCCTTGATGCCTCGTTCGAGCTCAGCCGTCTCTTCACGGTCGAACCGCTCTTCGTCTTCGCGTAGCGCTTGCAACACGAGCAAGTCCGATTGCGGGCGCTTCTTGCCCTGCGCAGCGAGGACCTGCGCGCGGGCCTTGAGGTTCCACGGGTGATCAGGCGACGGCTTGTACGGCTTCTTGCTCACGACACCACCCGGATCTCGTTCGGGTAGGGCACGATCCACTGCCCGCCGAAGTCCTTCGTGTACCACTTCTCGCGTTTCATGATCTCGTCCGCGTAGTTCCACGCAGTGATGAAGCAGAAGTCGGGCGGGTTCGTGCTCATGTGCTCTTCGGGGACGATCGGGATGCCCGTGCCCGGCAGGAACTTGCCGATCTTCAACGGCGCGCGGTCGTAGCAGCGGCGGATATTGAAGCGTCGAGCGCGACCCTTCACCACGTTCAAGAGCGTGGTGCTCTTCGCCGTCGCGCCGTAGATGTCGACCGTCTTGTTTTCGGCGTCGAACTTCGTGAACATGTCCGCGAGCTCGTTGATGCGCCGCTTGGAGCGTTTGGTGAACTCGTAGTTGACCTCTTGAAAGAGGTGCTGCTGCTCCGACAATGCCCAGACCGGGACCAAGTCGTCAGTGAAGCGCGCCTCCTCGCGGCACGCGGCGATCATGATCGAGCCACCGTGGACGTCTGAGAAGCCGACGTCGAACACGCGCATGCCGTGACGCTCGAGGAGTTTCTGCACGGGCCGGAGCGCGATGTAACTCATGTGCTCGTGGTAGATCTGGTCGAACTGGAGACCAAACATCGTCGCGAAGACGTAGGCGTTCTCGATGTAGAAGACACCCTTGCGCGTGTTCAGAATCTCACTCACGCCGCGGCACACCTGGTCGAGGTCGTCGATGTGCGCGAAGCAGTGCCGCGCCACGATCAAGTCCATCTTCCCGTACTCGGGTAAGATCACGTTGAACGCGAGGTCGTGGTTGAAGAACTCTCGGACGGTGACCTTCTGATTGGCGTCGCCGAGGTCGACGCTGATGTTCAAGGCCGGCTCGACGTTCAGTTTCAATTCCGGCATGAACGGCCCGTGGAACGTGCGCAAGAAGGCGCCGTTGTTGCCGCCGATCTCGAGCACCTTGTCGAAGTATCGACCGCCCAAGAAGCGACGGACGCGGGCATAATGCTTGCTGAGCGAGGCCATGTCGGGCGTCGAGTAGTGGTAGTCGCGAAAGAGCAGTTCCTTGTCGACGGCGTACGTGAGCTGGAAGCCGTCGCAGCCGCCGCACTTGATCATGGTGAGCGGGTACGTCTCGGCTTGCAGCGCGAACTCGCGGCTCACTTTCAAGTCATTGGCGAGCGGCGTCGCGCCGAGGTCGAGCACGAGCTCGACGCCGTGCTTCGCGTCGAGCGGCGTGTGGCAGAAGCGGCAGTGCTTCACGGGCTCACCGGCGTGAGCTCGTGACCCTTTGGCAGCGGGTACTTCTCGAAGACGCGCTTCTGGTAGTCGGAGAACTCGTTGCTCCCCCAGTGCAAGATGCCGAGCTCGGTGACGCGGTTGCGGATCTCGAACTCGGCGACCTGTCGACCGGGCACGCCCTCGGCGATCTCCCAGGCCACCACCATGCGCACGTGCTCGACGCGCTTTTTCTGCTTGGCCTCGTATGCGCGCGCCTCTGCATCGCGCCGGTCGTTTCGGTAGAACTTCTTCGGGTTGAATCTCATCGGAGCCTCAGTGGCATGACGTCGCGAAAGTGGTTGTAGAGGAACTCGTGGACGCCGTCGTGCACGGCCTTGTCGCCGCCGTTCTGGTTGGCGAGTTGTTGGTAGCTGCCACCGTCTTCGTTGCGCGTGAGCGCGCCCCAGCCACCCACGCCGTGCTCGATGTCGACCGGCACTAGCCAGGCGTTGTAGCCGTGTCGGCGCGCCATGCACGCGATGAAGCAGTCGTAGCCGTAGTGCACGTACTGACGCGGGATCACCGACCAGCCGCCGATTGTGTCGAGCAGCGACCGGCGCACGATCATCGAGTAGCCGTCCGTGAACACGATCGGCATCTCGTTCTTGATGCGCTGCCCGTGCGTCTCGGCGCTGCGCATGTTCGAGAAGAAGTTCTGGCGAGCGACCTGCTGCCACGAGTAGCGCGCCTTGTAGATGCTCGGCGAGCCGTACGCGGTCGAGCCGCCGAAGCCGGCGAGCCCGCACTTCGGGTCGCGCTCGAAGACGGCGCGCACGCGCTCGTCCCACCCGCGCTCGTAGATGTAGACGTCGTCGTGCACGTAAGCGACGACCTCGTTCTGGGGATTGTCCGGCCACCGGTGCTTGGCCTGGAGCCAGAGCTCGTGCAGGCCAGCGGGGACGCCGAGATTCTCCGGCTTGCTCGTGATGACGTGGTCGAGCTCGGCGTACTTTGCCGGCATCGCGAGCTCGACGCCGTTGCCAAACGCGACGACGGAGATCGGACCTGTCGCGTTGTCGAGGGCGAGCGCGAGCGTCTCCTCGAACAAGTCGGGCTTTACCGACATCACGGCGAGACGGAGATTCACGCTCACAGGACGAATCCGACCCCGATCCCGAGCGGCGTGCCGAGCGTGCCGGGGACGCCGCGGCCGATGTACTCCGCGATCGGCACCCAGATACCCTCGCGCGCTCCGCGCTCCCACGCCTTCTTGCACCCGTCCATGACGACGACGTCGTGCAGGATGATGAGAGCGCCGGGTCGCACGTGCTCGCGCACGAGCTCGACGTCCTGCCACACGCCCGCCTCGCTGTGGTCGCCGTCGATGAACACGACGTCGAACTGGAGCCCGTCGAGGAAGTGGCGCGCTTCGGGACCGTGGCTGTCCATGCGCACGTGCTCCATCGGCAGGTCTTTGAAGTTCTCGGGGAGCTCGACGTAGCGCGGGTGCTGACCGTCGTCGATCGAGTACATCTCCTCGAAACCGGTCCACCGGTGCATGATGACGGCGGTCCCGCCACTCGCGGAACCGATCTCGAGGTACGAGGAGCGGTCCGACAAACTGTTCAGAAACACGAGCAGCGCGCCGAACTCTTCGGGGTCCTGCTGGAGGGAGAGCCCGCCCTCCTTGGTGTACAGCGGACCGAAGAACGACAGGCTGTCCGTGCCCGCGTCGCAGATCTCGCTCACCGCGACGTTGAACTGTTCGGACGCCCGTTTCTTCACATTCTCGATCGTGTCCATCACGGAAGCTCCTTCGGTACGGTGCGCGTCTCTTTGCCTGGTCCCCCACCCCACTTGCGCACGTAGCGGCGGTAGTTGTTCTGCATGTACTGGTGAAACTGCTTGTTCTCGGCCGGCGTCATCACCTTCAGGTAGCCGTTCAGCACGTGGTCGTAGCACGTCGTCGTGATCTCGAGCATCTTCACGCCGTGGTGGCGCATCCGGTGCCAGTAGTCGACGTCCTCGAAGTACGCGGGCCAGAATCCCTCGTCGAACGGGCCGACTTTCTGCCAGGCCGAGTGCTTGAGCAGGAACACGCAGAACGTCGTGTGCGTTGGCGTCGCGGGGAAGATGAACTCGGCGTCGGTCTCCTCCGCAGCCTTGACCATCTCCTCGATCGTGTTCGCGTGGAAACTCACGTCGTCGTTCGAGATGATCAGATGCTCGTTCGGGAACAAGTTGAACATGATGTTCCACGCGGTGCTGACGCCCAGGTTGCGTCCGTGGTCGAGCACCTCGAACTTCGGCGTCGAATGCGCGCACGCCGCCTCGCTAAAGACGCTCCGCACACCTGCGCCGTTGTCCACGATGTAGAACAGGTCGGGCGGCCGTGTACCACGCGCGGCTGAGTGGTAGAGTTGCTCGAGTAGGTCGAGCCGACGCACGCACGGCGCGCCGAGGATGACTTTCTTGTCGCTCACCGGAGGCCCCGCATCTGCTCGAACCACTCTTTCAGTATCCGGCCCACGTTCGAGTAGTGGAACTTCTCGCGCGGCCAGTCGATGTCGAGCCGCGGCGTCTCCGCGTGAGCGCGCTGCAACGCGGCCACCAGCGCGTCGAGCGAGTAGTCCGCCTGCGCCGAGCCCATCTCCCACTGGTAGATGCGCGGCACCGCCTGCTCACCCGTGCGCGGGATGAGGATGTCACGCTCGCCGAGGAAGTCGCGCGGTCCGCCCGAGTCGGTCGTCACCACGCGCCGGCCGGCGAGCTTCGCCTCAAAGGCCGGCATGTCGACGCCCTCGCCGCGGCTCGCGCTCACGTACACGTCGCCTTGGCCGTGGACTTGGCCGAGCATCTCCGCGCGCGACAGGACGCGCCGGTCCACCGTTATACCAGTCGGACCCACCCAGCCGTTTCGAATTGCTGCTGGGTCTTGCAGCGCGTGCTTGATGAAGAACTCGGGCGTCGGGTAACCGGCCTGGAAGTTCGCCGTCTTCAGGAGCAGCGTCGCCTGTGCTGGCCGGAACGCTCGCATGAAAGCCAGGATGACGTTCTCAGGCGCCTTGCGCTGCTCCCACGCGCCGATCCAGTAGAACGCTCGAGACGCTCGTGGGCGGGGCAGGTGCAGGAACGCGTCGTCGTCGAACCACGGCACCGGGATGTAGCGCGCGTTGGTCGAGCCGGCGGCGCAGAGCGCGTCGCGGTTCGCGCTGCACGGCACCCAGACCCCGTCCACGTGGAAGTTGAGCCACCCAACGATCTGCGGCGTCGCGCGCAGGCGCTCGAACATCGTGTAGAACACGCGCGGGCGCGGGCGCGGAAAGAGGTGGCGCGCGAGCTCGGGGATCAAGACGTCTGGCCGGTGGAAGCACGTCGACCAGATGTTCACAGCGGCGCGGTCGACGCGCATCGCGTACGCCGCCGCTTCCGCGCGCACCTCGGGGCTCATGTCACCCGTCACGGGGTAGAGGCGCGCGTCGAGCCCTGCGGCGACCATCGCGCGCGCGTAGCGCCTCGCCAAGATGTCCCAGCCGACGTTGTGGCGCGCCCACGGGACGTCGAAGACGATCGCCGGCCGGTCGTCGTTGGGGCGGTACAGCGTGGCGTTGACCGCGTGCGCCGGGCGCGCGACCGCGTCCGCGTGCTTGCCGTGCGGGCGACGCACCGGGCCCTTGGGCCGTCGCTTGATGAACTTCAGCTTGCGGCGGATGTGGAGCCGGCTCACGAGACCATGCTCCTCACCCAGCGACCCAGGTCGTGCTGCACGGCCTCGACGTGGTGCTCGGCGATCTTCAGCCGCTGGGGCGGCTCAGTCGCGCGACGCGCCTTCTTGAGCGCCGCCACGAGCTCGTCGAGGTCGTAGTCGACCGCGGTCGAGCCGGCGCCCCAGATGCGGTCGTACGCGGGTATCGCGATGTTCCCCTTGCCCTGCACCACGAAGTCGCCGTCGTCGACGAAGTCCTCGGGTCCGCCGCACGCGACCGTGACGATGCGCCGGCCGCCGAGCTTCGCCGCGAACGCCGGCATGTCGATCCCCTCGCCGTGCGACGCCGAGCAATAGACGTCGCCGCGCGCGTGGAGCGCCACCATCTCCTCCGGCTCGAGTTTCTCGCGGATGACCTCGATGCCGAGCGCCGCGTCGTTCTGCCGCCACGACGTCTGCGCGACCGCGCGCTCGATCGCCTCCTCCGGAGACACGTACGGGCTCTTCACCCACGGCGCGGGACCGCACTTCATCACGAGCTTGGCCTCGCCCGGCTCGAACGCGAGCATGAACGCCTTGATCAGCCGGTGCGGCGCCTTGCGAGGTTCCCAGCGACCGATCCAGTAGAACGTCTTCGCCGGCGTTGCTGGTTTCGGCAGTGCTAGGTGCGGGTCGTCGGAGAAGAACGGGATCGGGATGCGCCGAGCGTTGTTGACGCCGGCGAGCTGGAGCGCGCGCAGGTTCGCCTTGCAGGGTACCATCACGCTGTCGAGCTGGTTCAGCATGCGCACGAGTTCTCGCTGCACGTTGGTGCGCTCGAACATGGTGTAGAACGCGACCGGTTTACGGAACGTGCGCCGTATGGTCAAGATCTTCGAGAGCGCGACTGCCGTACCCTCGAACGGTCCGCCGAACGCGCCGCTCCACACGTAGGCGTCCCACAACCGCTCGCAGGGCCGCATCATGTGCCCGATCTCGGCGCGCACCTGCGGGTGCACCACCTCACCCTTCTCGGGCGTTCGCCACGTCTGGAGCCGAACGTCGACGCCGGCTCGCTCCATGCCGCGCGCGTAGGCCCGGGACGAGGCGCACCAGCCGTCGAAGAAGAGCTCGAAGAGCGTCTCGAATAGGACGAGCGGCTTCATCAGTGCAGTTCCAGGAATCGTGGGTCTTCTCGACGAGCTTTGTGCACCGCGAAGTCGTCGGCACACTTCTTCGAGCAGGCGATCTCTTCTTGACAGCTCATCCACCAACCGATCGGAATCTTGTCCCAGGTGTGACCTTCGACGTCGTCCCAGATCGCGACCTCCCCCTTGAAGCCGCACACGGGGCAAACCACGTCGACGTACGACGAGCTATCCGGCTCCAAACGATCGAGCCACTTCTTTAAAACGCGCTTTGGTATCAAGAGCGCGACAACGCCGACTGGCCAGAGCGGTATCGTTAGCAGTAGCCCGACGACTTGGCCCCACATGCGCTTGTGCACGCAGTGGCGGAACTGGTCGAGTAGCAATGCGTTAGCGAAGAGGAATAGCGCGTGAGCGACCGAGCCCCCGAGCCAGATCCAGAACCAGGTCACGTCGCCCCTCCTTGTTTTTCTGATTGATGCGGGCAGATCTCGGAGTGCCGCGCGCACGCCGGCGAGCACGCCCACTCGAATTGCTCGTTGACGTACCACCCCGCCGGGAACTCGACCCAGCGCTGCGCGTTGCGCGGGATGGAGACCTCGGACTGGAAGCTGCACGTCGGGCACGTGATCTTCACGCGCATGTACTTCTGGTCCGCGATCTTGAGGAGAAACTTTTCGGCGCCGGCTAACCAACCGAGCATCATCAGCGGCCAGAGCGGGATAAACACGAGCGCCGCGACCACGCAGAGCACGGGCCCCCAGAACGGCGATCGCTGCTTGGCGATGTGGGTGTTTCGCGCGTGCATGTTGCGCACGTCCGGCGACGTGAGCTGGCACAGGAGCCAACCCACGCACCCGCCGATGTACAGCCAGAACCAGATCACGACGGTTAGCGCTTCCTCTTGCCGTTCAAGTCCTTGCGAATCTGCCGCGCGCCCGCCGAGATGAAGGCGTGCGAGAGCTTGTTGACGCTGTCGACCGCGATCGACGCGGCGACGCGCTTCGCCTCGTCCGGGTTCTGCTTGATGAACGCGCCGATCTTGCCGACGCCGTCCATGAACGAGATGGTGGCGTTGACCGCGCGCTCGGGGTCGCGCTCGAAGACCTCGAGCCCCGCGTCCACCACGTCGGCGACGCGCGACACGCCGCGGGCCACCATCTTCTCGAGCTCGTTCGGCTCGCGCGCCGGTTTCTTGCGCGACTGCTGCTTTTTCTTCTTGCGGAGCTGACGACGGTTACGCGGTGCCAAAGTGTCACCACTCTGCACTTAACCCCGCGTGCGAGCAATCAAAAAAACTGGTCGTCGCGGAACGCAACGTTGTCGAGAACTTGCCTCGCTCGCGCGAGCTCGCTACGGTCGCCCGATGTCTATTAAACTTGGAGCCGCACTCTTCACCGTCGCGAACTCGATGACCCCGCCGCACGTCCCGCCGGACAAGGCCGAACAAGCCGCCGTCGAGCGGCGCGAGTACCTGACGCGCTTCACGGCGCAGATGGCGATCGTCGCTCACGAGAACACGTGCACCGGCGACTTCGCCGTGGACGGTTGCAAGCGCAAGTGGCCCGGACCGCCGGAGGAGGAGGCGTCGCTCAAGCTCACGCTCGGCTACTTCGAGTCGCGCCTCGATTCGCGAATTCAGAACGGCGGCTGCGAGATCTTTGGGCCGAAGCCGAACCAGCGCGAGTGCGACGGCGCGCTCTACCCGATCGGCGCCGTCCCGAAGTGGGAGCGCGGCATCCGCAAGGACAGCAAGTGGGGCACGGTCGTCTTCCACGCCTCCACCGCGTTCCAGATCCAGGGCCTCACCGACGCGCGCATCAAGGAGACCGTCGGGCTCACCGACTCGCACTTGCTCGAGTCGTCACGCGAGGCGGGCAAGGTCATGGCCGGGCACCGGAGCCGCTGCTACTCTGCGGACTGGGTGACGTGCACCATCACCGGTTACGCCGGGACGATCGCTTACAAGTACGCGCCGATCCGCGCGGCGATGTTCCGGAAAGTCCTCACGCGCGTGCGGAGCGAGATGCGCGGGGCGGCTCAGTCGTGAACGTCATGGAGATGGCGTCCGGGGCGCGCCTGCTCGAGGCGCCCCACCACGACGACGAGCGCGGTCGCGCCGTGGAGTTCTCGCTCGCCGTGCCGATGATCCGCGAGCTGGTCGTCGAGTCGCGTAGCCGCGTCCTGCGCGGCGTGCACTTCCAGGACCCGCGGCGCTCCCCACTCATCAAGGTCCTGACGGTCGAGATCGGCCTGATCTTCGAGGTGCTGGTGAACCTGAAGACGGGGCACGTCGACTGGCTGTGGCTCGGCGAGGGCGACCGCAAGATGCTCATCATCCCGCCGTGGACCGCGCACGGCTACGTCGTCTCGACGAGCCCGCTCTGCCGCGTCCGCTACCGGTTCGACGCCGCGCGCGACGAGGTCGCGGAGCGGCAGATCTACTGGGAGAGCGTCGGCTACGACGTCCCCTGGCCCGTGGCGGGCCCCATCCTGTCCGACAAGGACGCGAGCGCCCCCAAACTCGACGACGTGCTCGCGGAGCTCAAGCGCGAGTACATCGCGCCGCTCACGGAGTCGCGCGCGTGAACCGCCGGAGCTTCATCGCCGGCTCGCTCGCCCTCGTCGCGCCTGTGTGCGAGGTAGCGGCGAAGCCGAGCGAAGCGAAGTACGTGCTCTGCGGCGACTCGATGGCGTACGTGACCGGCCCGTCGTTCCGCGAGGTCGCTAAGATCCGCAACGTCGACGCCGCGGTGTGGGCCAAGGGCGGGTCGAGCGCCCGTCAGTGGCTCCGCAAGAAGTGGTTCGAGCGCGTGGTCAAGGAGCACCCGAAGGCGCGCGTCCTGCTCATCTCGCTCGGGGTGAACTGCACGCGCGTCGAGCGGCCCAAGCTCGCCGAGGACATCTCGACGATCGTGAACCTCCTCAACGACCTGATGTACGCGCGCGACGACGAGGTGAGGTACGAGGCGCCGTCCGCGGTGTGGCTCTTGCCCCCGCCGCTGGCGATGGACACGCGCTACATCCACGACGCGGTGGCGAAGTCCGAGGTCTTCGCGATCGACCCGGGACCGCTGCCGCTCGAGAGCGACGGCGTGCACCCCACGCGACGCGGGGCGCGTCAGTGGGCCGAGTACATGTCGCGCGTGCTCTGGGAGTGACTAGAACTGCGAGCCGCCGAGCGCCAAACCGTACGGGCTCTGCACCTGCAACTCGCCGCCGATCTCGTTCGGCGCGACGGGCTTCGGCGTGTCCGTGTCCAAGTTCGCGATCTTCTGGAGGTGCCGGCCGACCTGGCTGTGCAGCGACTGCTCGCCAGCGACCGACATCAGGAGCGAGCGCGGGCCGTTCACGAACATGTGCGGCACGTCGAGGAACGCGACCTTCTGCAAAAAACGTCCAGTCTGCGAGTGGAGCGAGATCTGCCCGCCCGCGGCTTTGAGGAGTCCCCAGTGTCTGCTTGCCATGAGAGAAGTCTACCTCACTCCCGTGGGCAGAGGCCAGCAGCGCGGTTGCGCCGCAAAATACGCGTCCAGCGGTGGAACGCTTTCGAGAGCCTCTTGGTCACCGAACCGTCGCCACGGCACCAGTTGCACGTGACCTTCGTCTCCAAGAACCGATAGCGCGTCCCGTCGAACATGGTCTTGCGCACGTTGCGAAAGCCGTGACCGCCACACGCCTCGCAGGGCACGAGCGTGTCGCGGTGCTCTTCTGGCTTGGTCAGCCGATCGAGCTTGTGCTGGTCGCTGTCCTTGCGTGTCTTGCCCACGCGGGAAGTCTAGTCCGTTTTCTTGGTGCTGGGCACGGAGCTCGGCACCGGAGCCGGTTCCGACGGAGTCATCTTGCGGCCGAGCTTCTCCATCTGCTGCGAGCTGTGGCGCACTTTCTGGCGGGCCAACTCGAGCGCCCCCTTCGGGTCGGTGAGCTTCAGCGTCTCGATCTGGTCTGTGTCAGGGTCCTCGACGTCCTCCTCGTCGACCGGGATGATCGGCTGCGGCGCTGACGACGGGAACGGGTCGGGGATCGCTAACTCTTCAACGTTGTATGTCGCAGCAGCCATGTCCGTCACCTCCGCATCCGTTGTTCCCTCAGCGCTCGTAAGATCTCCCGAACTTCGGTCAGCACCTCGGCCACTTCCTTCGACGTCTCGTCGTTGCGGCTCAGGCGCTCGTTGTTCGTGTTGATCATCACTTCGATCTTGTTGATGACCGTGTTCGTCCGGTCGCTCAACTTCAGCATGTCGTCCGTGTTCTTGATCGCGTCGTTCTTCTGCTCGTTCTTGGTGTCGAGCAACTTCTTCATCGTCCAGATCAGCGCCAGCGTCACGACGACGAGCGCCAGACCCAGAGGTCCCGACGTTGCCAGGTTGTTCACGCCCTCGGTAACGCCCTGCGTCTGGAGGAAGGATGCGACCAGTGCCGGGTGGGGGAGGTTTTCGACCATCCGTCACGCTGCCTCCGGCAACGCACGCGCCTCGACCTCCGCAGCGGCCCACGTCTCTTTGCCGACGACGCCGTCGATCTTGAGCGGCGCGCCGGTGACGACGTTCTTGTGCGCGCCCTGCCAGACGATCGTCTCCTGCTCCGTCACCGGGCCGAAGATGCCGTCTGCCACGACGCCGATGAACCGCTGCCAGTCCTTGACCGCCTCGCCGCGCGAGCCGCGCTCGATCTTCGGCTTCTTGGGCGCGTTGAAGACGCTCTGAAAGAGCTTCTTGACCTCGCCCATGGTCGTGGGCTTGCCGCTCGGGAACGCCTCGCCGAGCTCGTCGCACTGGCGCTTGATAGCGCCGGCGAGCGCCTTGCGGTGGTTCTCGATCCGCTCGGCCTGCGTCTTACCGAAGCCCTCGTAGTAGCGATTGGCGCGCATGCCGGCGCTGACACCCCAGAGGTCGCCGCGCGCGCAGGCGTCGAGCACGTTCTTCTTCGGCTTGCTCGCCGTGCCGACGACGTACCGGATCATGTCCGCGCACGCCTCCTCGTCGGTCGCGTAGCTGCGGAAGCAGATCGAGTACGAAGTGCTGGAGCCGTCCGGGTTCGGGTGCGTGTCCTTGTACAAGAACGAGTTGGCGGGGTCACACGGCGGCCGACCCGACTGCACCGCGCCGCGGTTCTTCGAGCGCTTGCCGGCCTCGCTGCGCCAACCCTTGCCGTAACTCGTCTCGAGCCCGCTCACGCCCTGGCAGACCTGCGCCTCGACGAGCGACGGCTCGCGCGCGAAGTCGCGGTAGAAGCCCGCGACGATGAACTGGCGCTCGACCGCGTGGATGCCCATCACACCACCACGACGACGTTCTTGCCCTGCTGCGCGTCGTAGTACCGGTTCGCGACTTTGCCGGGACCGGCCTCCCACACCCAGTTCCACTGGAAGCTCGTGTCCGGGGGCGGCGCCACCGCCCACGGAGGCGCGACGCAGGGCACGCCGTGCGAGATCCAGACCTGGCCGTTGTTGAACGCCCAGAAGTAGAGCCAGCGGTCCCAGTCGTTCGCCAGCGCGCGCGTCGCGAGCGGGCCGCCGTACAGGCGCCAGAGCGGGTACGCGTTCGGGTTGTCGAGCGCCAGGCGCTGCTCGACCGACATCGAGTCGTAGACGTTCTTAGGCACGAGCACGCCGCGCACGAACGCCGTCGACGAGTCGTCGCAGGGGAGGTTCTGACCGGCGATCACGAAGCCGCGCGGGAGGCCAAGCGTCCCCGGCTCCTGGCCTGGGTCGCGCAAGATGTCCGCGACCGGCGCGTCGGGCGGCGCGAGGGCTTCAGACGGCTCGACCCAGTTGACCATCGGTCACCTCAGTTGCTTGATGATGGCACCCGAGACGAACGATTGCAGGTCGGCAGTCTGCACGCCCACGTTCTTGAGCTTGATGCGCGCCTCGGTCGCGTTCGCCGGCTTGTAGATCGCGTGTGGTCCCGGACTCGAGGACGAGCTGCTCACGCCGTCGTCGGCGACGTACACACCGATCAGCGACTCGTCAAGGAACGATTCCGTGTCGGCCTGGACCCAGTTAATCTGCATCTCGTCGCCGCCGTAGTTGATGAAGTGCAGGTATGCGGCGAGCTCGTACGTCTTCCCCGGCACGAGCGTGTAGATGCCCGTCGCCGGGTCGTAAGCGATGTCGCCCTGGCTGAAGAGCGTGGTCTGCAAGATGAGGTCGTCACCGCTTGCCACGGTCTGGTTCCCGCCGGTGCGCTGCGTCTCGAGGATGTCGAGCTCGGTGAGCACACCGCCGCCGGAACTGCCGCCGAGTGCGGTGACGACAGCATCGATCGCGACGGAGACCTGCTGCTTCCAGCGTTCCTTCTGTCCAGACAGCAGCAGTTTCAGGAGCCTACTCATCACGTCACCTCAGTTGCTTGACTACCGCGCCCGACGACGAGGAGCCACCGCCGCTAGGTCCAGACAGCGTGGCGGTGCCCGTCGCGTTGATGCAGCGCAACTTCACCTGCGCCGCTTGCTCCGAGATGAACACGGCGTGCGCCCGCGGCGACTCGTTGCTCGGGTCCGTGCTCGTGCTCGGTTTGAAGATGCCGGAGATGTTCGTGTCGAGCGGCGCGTTCGTGTTCGCGTCCACCCACGCGATCTCGAGACCTCCACCGGTCGCGTCCGAGAACGAGGTGAAAAAAGCGCTGAAGTCGAGCTCGTACACCTTGAGCGGCTGGAGCGTGTAGACGCCGGTGTTGAAGTCGTACGCGATCTCGCCGCGCGTGAAGACGATGTTGTTCAGGACGATGTCGCTGCCCGCTCCGACCAGGAGTTGGTCGAGGCCCGCTCGCCGCGTCTCCACGACGTCGAGCTCGCCGAGCGAGCCACCACCGCTGCCACCACCCAACGCAGCGACGACGGCGTCGATCAACTGGGAGACGACTTGCTCCCAGCGATCCTTCTGCTTGGACTTCCAAAGATCTAGCGCGCTTCCCATCATCCACCTCGGTTAATCGGCACTCGTGACAACCACTCGTCGTCGGCCTTGAGCGTCTCGACGTAGACGACCGCGGCTTGCAGAGCTCGGATCCAGACGTCGGGGTCGGTCGCCTTGCCGCTGGTCAGAGCGAAGTCGAGCATGTTGTTGATCACCGGCGCGATGTGGTCGGTGACCAGCGGCTCCATGGCTTGCAGCGTCGTGAGCTTGTTCACGAGCGGCAGCAGATTCTCCGGAATCGGTACGGGTACAGTGCTCATGGCATCAACCTCCCGTTCACTACGAAGTGCAAGAGCCAGCAGAAGTGAATGTACTTCTGCGATAACCGCTCGTGTGCGTAGCCGACGATCGCCGTCATTGCTGCGGCCCTTCGTCGTCACAGCGCACCCACGTGCGGAGCTCTTCCTTGAAACGCGCGTCCTCCGCCTTGCGCTCCGGGCAGTCCTTGCCCTGGCCGACGCACTTGCTCGCGAGTCGTGCCTCGTGCGCGGCGACGACCTGTGCGATGTCGGCTTGCGTGCACGGCTCGTGCGACGTCGCACCGCACCCTTCTAATACCAAGAGCCACGAGGCGACCACGAACGCGACGGCGGTCTTGCCGTCCATCTTGAGCGCTTTGAAACGTCGACGCATCGCTTGTCATCCTACCACGTACTATTCCCCACCGGGAACTTTCACCTGTCCTGTCACACGCTTAGCTCGCTCGAGGTCCCAAAGTGCGGCTTTCAATTCCTGCTCCAGGTCGCTGAGCTCGCGCTCCTGCCAGACCTTCTTCTTCCCCCACTCAACGACGACGTCGACGATCGCCTGCTCGGCTCGTCGAACGAGCTCTGCCTTGCTGTCGTCCGCCATCGTTCCTCCTGAGTGTCGTGTAAGCGTACGCCCCGCCGACGATCGCCGCCAAGCCGCCGAGTAGCAGCAGCGTTGACGGGCCGCGTGACGTACCGGTTGAACCGACTCCGCCGCCCGCGAGCCACGGCATGATGTGCGCCTCGCTCACGGGTGCGAGCAGCTTGCCGAGCTGCGTGTGCGAGTACTCGGCGTCCTTGTAGCGGTAGTACCAGAGCGTGCCCTGGTTGAAGACTCCTTCACCAGGTTTCGGCATCGGGGACACCGGTGAAGTTTCAGACATGTTGAGCAGACCCGTCGGCTTGAGCACGGCTTCACGCCAAGCGTAGTCGCCGTTCATGTGCGAGTCGGTCGTGCCCTTGTCGCTCGTCACGCTGACGAGGTTGAACTTGCCGGCGCTCGCGTCCTTCGCCGCCTTCTGGTAGCCGGAATAGCCGCTACCAAACGTTGAGTCCATGAGCACCACGCCGGCGATGTCTGCGCGGTCGGCGTCATTCGCGAGCAGCGGGTTCGTGAACCCGAGACCGGCTGAGAAGCTCACGAACACGAGCTTGCCGTCGACGCCGTACTTCTTGCGCAGCGTCGGCGTGATGCGCCCGCTCGAGTCCTTCAATGAGCCGTAGAGTTTTCCGAACGCCGTCGAGCAGTACTTGTCCTCCGGCCCGCACACGAACCCCGCCGCGACTGGGTCGAGGCCGACGTGCTTCACGCCGCTCGGCCACGCGAGCTTCGTCGGCGCTTGTGCCTTGAGCCAGAAGACTGCGTCCATCAATAATTGTATTCCCAACCGAGATCGGTCCAGAGACCGGGTCCGTCGAGCCGCCAGATGTGTTCCGCAACGTACGGAGGCCCGCTCGTGCACGAGCTGATCCCCTTGTCGTCGCACGGTGGATAGGCACCGGGACCGTAATCGTAGTCTCCACCTGCGTGGCTCCAAGCGTTCGTGTACCAGACCCACTTGTCTCGCCAAAAAGTGTTCGGGTAAACGAGCTGCCCGATGAACATGTCTGTCGGATGTTGATTCATAGTGATAACCCGTCCGAGAACACCCTCGCCATCATCAGCGCGTGCTCGCGCGCGACGTCGTAAGCGGCGACGCTCTCCGCCCAGCGACCCTTGATCTCGGCGTCTGCCTCGGCAACCGTCGTCTCCAAGTGCTTCAGCATCGCCTCGCGCAGCGCCTGCTGTGACCAGAAACCGGTCGACGCGAGGGCGTCGGCGATCTCGATGCCGTTCTGCCTCCAGGCTCCGTACGCCTGCTCGAAGCCGCTGCCGCTCTTCGCGGCCTTCAAGAGTGCGACGGCGCCGTCGATGTGCTCGTGCAGCAGCGCCGCGACTTTCTGCCCGACTGCGGCACCCAGCCGCTCGCCGAAGAACGCGCCGAGTGCGTCCTGATTCTGCTGGAGACGCGCCACCGTTGCGTCGAGCTCGGGCAGACCATTCGCGAAGGCAACGATCGCCATGCGCGTGTACTGGACGTGCTCGTCCCACAGGTCGCGCATGCGGCAGCGGGACGGGATACCGCTCCCGCCCGCGTGCCCGAGGTGCAAGAACGTCTCAGTCGGGTGTTTCACGTCATGTTCTCCCTGCGCAGCTCAGCGAACTGCTTCGCCAATTCCTCCGCCAACTGCGGAGGCAACTGACCGCCTCACTTCATCGTCGACGAGGTCACGCGGAAGTTCACGCGCTCGGTGAAGAACGGCGAGAAGAACGTGTCGACGGGGTGAAAGTCGACGAGCGAGTAGGGCAGGAGCGGGGAGTACGTGTACGGGTAACCGCTGTACGGGTAACCACCGTATCCGCCGTATTCGGCCTGGAGCTGCGCGATCCAACTATCGACCCATTGAACAGGGACGCTGCCCACGGCTCGTTGCTGCGCGACAGCAGCCTTCATCGAGTTCAGCACCTGGAGGTTGCCAACTTTTCCATTCGGTTGCTTGTTCATGTTTTTTCTCCTCAGTACGGATCTTCCCAACGGCGTTTGCCGTCGATCACTTCTTGCGAGAGTTTGGCGGCTCGTCGGTCCGCGGCGTCGGCCGCTCGGGAGTGTACGTCGGCTCGTTCGTAGAGACCTTGATCTTCCGCTTCTTGCGCGAGAGCCATCTCTTCGTCGAATTTTTCAAGTAGATCTTTGTACGCTTGCTCAACAGTCCTCGCTCGGTTCTCGCGCACGCGGACCGGCGCCCGTACATTCAACGTCGCGTAGAGGAGTGCCGCGGCAGCGCCCGCGATCAAGAGTCCTGACAGGATGCCCATGCGCGAGCTCGTCGAGGTTGTCGGCGTCGCCTGACCAAACGCCTTGGTGAGGTAGTCTTCGCGGATCTTCTTGCACTCGGACTCGGTGACGTTTGCCGGGCACAGCGACGTCGGCACGGCCTGCGCGCCGTTCATCCCGATGTGGAAGTGTCCCATGTCCCCGCACGGGCCGAACTGCTTCCAGCGGCCGCCCCAGACGCCGCCCTGCTTCTCCCACCACTCGCCAAGCTTCGTGTACGAGAGGCAGGTGTTGGGCACGAGGTCGAAGTCCACGGCGTGACCGAACACGTGCATGGAACGGCACAAGTTCGCTTGCGTGATCTGCTCGCCGAGGTCGTAGTACGACTGCTGCGTCGCGCACGTGCGGCCCGCCGAGCGCACTTTGATCGTCATGCCGAATGACTTCGCGTACGCGATGAGCGCCTCGAACTTGGGCCGCTGCTCCGGCACGATGTCCTCGAGCGTCGTCGTGGGTTGGAAGAGCTCGACGGTCTGACCGAGCCACTCCACGCGCTGGTGAGCACGCTTCGTCTGCACCCAATCGACTTTCACGACAGCACCCACCACGTGAGCAACGCGAGACCGGTGAGCACCGCGAAGTTGGTGATCGTCTTCGTCGTCGACGAGCTCGTGCCCATCGTCGCCGACGGGTTCAAGTCCTGATAGATCGCCTTCGCCCACTCCTTGTAGCCGTCGCCGGTCGGGTGAATGCCGTCGAACTTCTTGACGTCCGGCTGCATGACCACGCGCGCGTTCGAGAACGCGACGGCCGCGATCAAGTCCGGATACGGCCACGGCAGTTTTCCCGGGCTGAGCCACACCGGTTCGGCGCCGACGTCGCGAATCTTCTGCACGAGAGCGGCGACCTGCTGCTTGAGCTGGTCCGCGGGCACCTTCGAGTTCGTGTCGTTCGTGCCGAGCGAGACGAGCACGCGCTTCGGGCCGAGCTCGAGGGCCTTCGCGAGCTCGCCCGCCTGCGAGCCGTTGAGCCACTGCGAGACCGCCGTTCCGCCCTTCGCGAACGCTTGAAACGGCTCGGCGCCGAACTCCGCCTTGAGCGGTTGCGCGAGCCCGACCGCGAGCGAGTCTCCGATCAAGACCGTCGGGCCGTTGACGGCTCCGACCCAGTTCACCCTCACAGGAAGAAGTACCACACCGCCGCAGCAGCGGCGGCGAGTCCTCCGACCACGAGCACCGGACTTGTCTTCGACGGAGTACTGGTGGTACCGGACGAACCAAAGATGTGTTGAGAGATGTCGAGGACGTCGGGCAGTAGCGGGCTGCCCTTAGCGGGCCACTTCACCGTCGCGTTCAGCTTGTCGAGGTAGATCTTCGCCAGCGTACTCGGCGCATTCATCGGGCACGTCAAGTTCGGGTCGAGCTTCGTGCCGATGAACTGAGGCCCGCGAATCCACGCCTCGCAGTCCTTCTTGTACTTGAGCACCTTCCAATAGAACGCGATCTCGTCGCGCCCGACCGCGTACCAGTCGATCGGTTCGCCCGGCGCCGCGACCGGGCCGATGTATCCCTCGTAGTAGACGGCATAGAGGTAGTCCTGGCACGAGAACTTGGAATTCACGGCCTTGATGTTCTTCGCGGCCTTGCACTCTTTCTGCCACGCAGATGACTGCGCGAGCTGGACGAGCACGTCTGAGTAGTTGCTCTTCGCTCGCGAGTACCGCTGCGCGTTCGGCGCCCAGCGCGGGTCAACCGGTGCCGGAGGAATACCGGCCGCGGTCAACGAAGCGTCAGTCGCGAGGCCCTTCGTGATCGCGAGGTCGCGCATCGTGAGGTAGGCACGCACCGCGTACATGCCGTTGGCGGAGAGCTTCGCCTTCGGCTTGATGAAGTTGTTGATCGTGTCGCCGACGAGGTCTTCCATCGTCGAACCGTGCGCGACGGGGATCTTGCTCGCGATCCACTCGCCGATGATGCCGCCGATGATGCCGCACCCGACCGCAACCGTTGCGCCTACGCCAGTCGCCGCGCAGAGTCCCGCACCCGCGATCGTGCCGCCGACTTTGCCGTACGCCTTGAGCGACTCCTCGTCGACAGCGCCGCGTCGCCCGATGATCTCCTTGGCGAGCGCGTTGTCCTTGATCTTGTCGTAGCCCGTGTACGCGCCGAGAAACTCGAGACGCCGGATAGGAACGCACCAATTGACGCGGTTCATTTAAATGCTCCCCATGCCCAGAGCAGACCGCCTGCGGCCGCGGTACCGAGCACGAGCGCGCCGAGACTCGGTCCTGACGAAGACGGGCTCACCGTTGGATTGGCGCCGAGCCACGCTGCGGCCGCGTTCGTGTAGCCGAACACGATACCGGGATAATCAGCGGACGCGCCGCTCTGACCGCAGTCGGTGAGCAAGTTCCATCGATTCGGTGAGGTGCACTTGCTGCTCATCCCACACTTCGCCGAGCCGGCGTTGTAGGCGGCCGCGACCTTGATCGGGTTGTTGCCGTACTTCGTCAGGAGCTCGGCCAAGAACTTCGTGCCGAGATCAACGTTGAGGTCGGCGTCGCTCAAGAGCTCCGCGCACGTGACGGGGCGGCCGGCTTGGTCAGACGCGGTCGACGGGATGAGCTGCATCAGCCCACACGCGTTCGCGGGCGACTTCGCGTTCTGATCTCCGCTGCTCTCGAGACCCATGATGCCGGTCGTGAACTGTGCCGGCACGCCGTACTTGGTCGACTTGGTAATGATCAGGTCACGCCACTTCTTCACGTCCGCGGGCAGTGCACGCGACTTCGCACCCTCGCCCTCGACCTCGATCAGACCTTCAGCGGTCCACCGCGCACGCGGTCCACCGCATCCGGAATCGAACCAAGCGCTCGGCATCGCGACGGCGCCGACGGGCATGAAGAGGTCCAGCGGGTGAGTCACGCCGCATCTTCCTCCTGCGACGCCATGCCGCCGAGCGCGACAAGTGCGAACAGTCCGAGGACCAGCACGCCACCGATCACGTAAGCGACGCTGTCGCCGCCCGAGCTCGAGACAGAAGAAGTCGGTGCCGGCCCCGCGCCGCCGGAGGGGGGTGTTACGGGGGTCGAGGCAGGCACCGGAGGCGGAGTCGTCCAGCTCGCCGGCGGCTGCGGCGGCCAGTCCCACCCCGCGGGCCAGTACGGGGGCGGCGGAGGCGGCCAGGGCAGCGTGGGCGGGTACAAGGGCGGTCGCTGCGCAGGGAGGGCCGTGGGCAGCCAGGGCAGCCCGGTGAGGTCCCAGAACGGGGGTTTCGGAGGCGGCCACGGACCCGTCCACCCCGGCGGCGCCGGTGGAGTCGCAGCTTGCCCCAGCGCGCCGAAGCGCGAGGCATTCTGCATCGGACGGACCCAATCAACTTTCATGGCTCGTCAATATCCGGGACGGGTAGTGTGGGAAACACGCGCTTCCATTCCGCGGCGAATTCCTTCTTACCCTTCTTCGTGAGCTTCATCTTCGGCGGTTTGACCTTGCCCCTGCCCGTTTTGTGGGCACCGAACGTCCAGCCGAGAAAGCTGAACTGCGGGTTCTCGAGCAAGGTCGTGCCGCTGCCGCGCATCAACAACCACGCGACGCCGCCGAGCGCTGCAAGACCGAGCACGATCGGCACGACGCTCGACTTCGGCGTGGACGTCGTCCCCGTGCTCGGAGCCGTCCCCGTGTCGGGTGGGAGCGGGCGAAGATTCTGCGGACCGATCGGGAACGTCAGCGGAGGCGGAGTCGCAGCCGTCGAGCAACCCTTCTTGCAGACGTCGAGCGCGGTCTGGTTCGGAGTCGTGCCCTTGGTTCCGAACTGAGCGTCGCACACCTGATCGCACGACATGACCGACGCGAGCGCCGTGGGCGGGAGCGGGTACGGGAACGTGGGCCAGCCGTCAGGTTTCGGCGGCGGCCACGGCAGCGGGTTCGGCGAGAGATTCCACCAACCAGGAGGAACGGGCGCCCACGAGTCGCCGACCGGTGGGTAATTGAGCCCGTCGGGCCACCAGGAAGGTTTCGGCGGTGGGTACGGCACGCCGGGAGGCCAGCCGAGCGGCGTGAGAGTGAGCAGAGGAAAAGTGAGCTGCGGTTGCGGCTGTCCACTACCCGGAGGGAATTGCCCGGGTGTGATCGGTTGAGCCTGCGACGCTTTGGCGTTCTCTTCCTTGACCCACTGGTCGAGCGCCTTGATGTTCGCGTTCGTGACGTTTTGCGAGATGGGGATCGCCTGGCTCGGGTGCGTGATGTTCCACCAGTTGCAGAACGCGGACATCATCTGACGATCGCGATCCATCCAATTGCTCGTGAGGTCGGCCGCAGTCCCGTAGCCGGCGATCGGGCTGTACGTCGGATTCGCCTTTCCCCACAGCCAGAGAATGTTCTTGGCGTGAAGCTGCGCGCCGGACGGGTTCTTCTCGACGGGGTCTTCCCATTCAAGAATGCCGATCAGACCAACACCGAGCTGAGCGCGTGTCTCACGCACCCACTGGACTCGACGCCTCTGTACCCATTCGACGCGCATGGCTCACTTCCCTCCAGAAAGAACCAACGCACCGAGTGCCACCAAAGCAGTGCCACCGATCACCCAGGGCCAGACGTTCGTCTTGCTCTCGCTGGTCGTCGTGGTGCCCGGCGTGACGGGCGCCGTCGGGATGGTAGGCGGAGGAGTGGAGGGCGGGGTAGTCGGCGCCGGCGTCGTCGGTGTCGGTGAGATCGGCACCGGTGGAGGAGTGAGAGGGAACGACTGAGCGCACGCAGCGGCGCACGTCGCGAGCGAGATCGGATCGAGCCCGTACGTGTTCTGGCAATTGGCCAGGCACGTCGACATGTCCATCGGCACAGGAGTCGGCTGCGGCGAAGCCGGGAGCTGACCCGGGTTGATGATACCCTTCGACAGCGCCCAATTCTGGAGCGTGGTCAAGTGCTGCTGCGTCAGGTCGACCCAAGCGACGCCGTTCTTCGTCCCCGGCTCGGGAAGCTTCTGCGCGTTCGTGCCGTTCCACCACTTGACGAAGCCGGCGAGGACGTAGCCGTCTCGGTCGTACCAGGCGTTCGGGTCGACGTCACCCGGCTGCAAGCCGTACTGATTGATCCAGTTCGCGCCGTCAGTCGCGTTCCACGACGCGAGCAGCCCCTTCGCGAACCCGTTCGAGGCGACGTCGAGCGCGCCGACGCCGAACGCGGGCGCACCTAGCCACTGCACGCGACGCGCCTTGCGACCTTTCGGACCAACCGCCGAAGTTTGTCCTCGTGCGTTTACCCAATTGACGGCGTTCATTTTTTCTTACCTCGTTCGTATAGAGCCCACGCTAGCACGAACGCCTCGATGCCGACCGCACCGGCGATCGCACCCTTCACGAGTTGTTCGCCTCGAAAACCTGCCACGTACAGACCGAGACCGATGAGTCCAGCACGCAAGCCGGTATGAAACGTCACGACGGGCAACGCTGTTAAGTCGCCGCCGACGAGAGCTTCCGCACTCTCGCCTGACGGGAGCGCGCCCAGCCACTCCACGCGGCGTCGACTCTGCACCCAGTCGACGCGCATGCATCAACGCCCCTCTGGTAGTTTCCCGATCGCCTTCACGCCGCCGTAGATGGCGAGCGCCAAGATGCCGACCACGACGAGCGGCGCGATGATGCCGGATGTCGCGACCGAGACGCCGCCGGCACTGACACCGAGACGACGTGGTCCGCTGAGCATCGTTCGCTGCGCGCGGTGAAACTCGAGTTCGCGACTGGTTCCGACCCAGTTGACCCTCATCAGAAACCTCCCGCGAGCGCGTAACCAGCGACGGCGGCGAGCGCCACCGCGCCGACGACCCAGATCACCGTGTTGTCGCTCGACGACGTTGCCGTGCTCGGCGCGGAACAATACGGCATCTGATCGATCACGGCGTCGAGTTGGAGTGAGACGGGTGCCGTCTTGTCGTTGCCCCAGAGCTCGAGGATTCGCGCACAATTCGGGTAGGCGGTCACCAAGCCTTTATCGATGCAATCATCGAATGCCTTCGAGTAGCACCCAGGGAAGTACGACCGCGCCTCGTTGACGCGCTCCTGGTCGGTCAGACCGACGCGCCCGCTCGGAATCTTACCGAGCCATTCGACTCGCCGGTTTGTTTTGACCCAAGTGACCCGCACTTAGCCTCCTCCCGCTCAAGCGGCGGCCGCCTGTCGACGTCGACGCCGACGGTTCTCTTGCAACCGACCGGCGGCAGTCTTCGGGAGCTTCGGTGGTTTAATCGCGAAGAAGATCGCGGCAGCCGCCGCGGCGGCGAGCAGCCAGATCCCACCACCGCCGACGCTCGCGGTCGTGGTCGCGGGGATGCACTTGCCCTTGCCGTCGCACTTCAGACCGGCTCCGCAGTCCGAGTCCTTGAAGCAGTCCCACGGAACGCAGTTCCCGTCGACGCACTTGAAGCCAGCAGGACCGCAGTCAGCGTCCGACGTGCAGCCGGTCGACGGCGGGGGCGGCGCGCACGCGGCCTTCGCCTGAGCCTCGAGCGCGACGATGTCGGCGTCGAGCTTCGCGAGGTCGGCCTGGATTCCGAGCTTGGTCGCGTAGAGATCCGCGATGGCCTCTTGATTACCGGCTTGCACCGCTTGGTTGTACGCGTTGTTCACCGCGCTCAAGTTCTGCTGCAACCCGTTCCTCGAAGCCTTCGCGCTCGCGACCGCGTTGTTCAGGTCGTTGCAAGCGTTCTGACCGAGGCGGCTGCCGAGCCACTCGACCCTGCGCGCTCCGAACACGAAGAACGGACGCGGCGACGGCGCGACCCACGAGACGCGGGTGCGGTAGCCGGGAAAGATCGGCGTGAATGGATTGAGGGTAGCGGGACCGAAAAACGGTCGATACGGGACGCGAGGCGTGTTGAAGAAGAGCGGGATGATCGGCACCGGAGGCGACGTCGGCACCGGCGGGAAAGCCGGCGGCTCACCGTACTTGGTCGTGACGCCACCGTCGTAAGTGCAGTACGTGCTCTTGCCGCCGTAGCCGCCGAGGTACGTGCCGCACACCACGTACTCGGTCCCGTACTGCTGACCGAGCATCAAGATGCGCGCGTTGCCCTGAGCTCCGGTCATGCCGCTCGGGCCCTCCGAGTGCACGACCTCGCCTCCGTACTTCGCGTAGACCTTGAAGTACCACCAGAACACGGGCGGGGGAGCTCCCACAGAGCCGCGGCGGTTGTCCGGACTGATGCGTCCCGTCCAATTGACTTTGCTCACGGCTGCAATCTCCTTGTTGAACTCGGTTGGAAAAGCTTACCCCCGGCGCGCAGGTGGTCTCTCAGGTCGTTGCAATTCGGCCAGAGCTCCACGGTGATGGCGCCAGCCACCCGACCGTATTGGACGCCGGTCCCGGTCGAACCGAACGCGTACAGGAAGCGGTCCTCTTGCGAGATGGCGCCGAGGTCGGTCGGTGCGGTTGTCGGGCAGATGAGCAACGAGTCGAACTGGTGCACTGACGCCCAGAGGCCGATCTTCTTCGGACCGAAGATGGGGATGTGCACCTCCCAGTCGCGATTGTCGCGCCACGTGCCGAGTGCACCGATCGCGCGCCCTGGAGGCATGCCGGAGAACGGCGGGGTGTACGGCGCGAACGACACGGTTTCGGCGAACATGAGCGCGGTGTCATTGCCGTCCACGTGGATGTCGAAGCCGGCCGCTGCCGGGCCGGCGGTCAGCAAGCGACGGTGCTCGCGCAACTGCCACTGCCTCAAGTGCCACGAGATGTTGCCGTTCGGCGGTTGCCAGAACGGCTCGCGCACCAAGATCTCGAGCGGTCGAAAACAGCTCGAGCCTTCACCGTCGGTCCCCTCGAGCACGGTGCGCAGCGTCTGCGCGGTGTGGACTCCGAGGATGACCGCCGCCGCCCCGCTCGGCACCTCCATGGTCGCGAGACGAAACAGGTAACGGTGCTGCTGGTTGACCGTCGGCGCGAGAGGTACCGCGATGCCGGTGCGGCTCATGTCGCCGGTGTACGGCGAGCTGCCGAGACCGATGTTGTCGATGTCGAACGCGGAACTGACGATGTCGACGACGACGGGACAGCGCGAGCGCCAACCGCAGTAGTCTCGAGAGAGGTGGGCGAGCTCGGGCGTCTCGGATAGTAGCTCAGCCGCTACCGTGATCTCCGACTCGTGCTTCCTCGCATCTGCTCGACTCTGCGCCATCCATCACCACCTCACCCGCAGCAACCAGGATCGATGTCGGGCAGGATCTTCTGTTCTTTGAGCACGCTGAGTGCTGTGGCGATGTCGATCTGCGCGTAGCAGTTCGTGCGCGGCAGACGAGTGACGTGCAACGCGACGGTGACCTCGGTCGGGATCTCGTCCGGGTCGACGAGCGCGCGCGTGTTCGTGAAGCTGCCGATGATCGACGCACCGCACGTGAGCACGAGGCCGACCGGGCAAACACACTCGAACGTTTCGGCGATCAAGCCGAGCGGCACGGGGTCGAGACTGATGGCGAAGTTGCACCACGTCTTCACCTCGAGCGTGAAGTCGATGTCCGGGTTTTGCGCGTACGCGGTGTTCGCGATATCGCGCAGCGGGTTGCCGGGGAAGTAGTTCGGTCGACGCACGGTCGCGCGGATGTCGCGCACCCACATGTCGACCTCAGCCACGTCCGGCAGCGTGACCGGGATGGTCTGGTTGGCCGTGCCGCTCTGAAACGTTGCTCGGAGCGTCAAGATCTCCCAACCACCGACGGCGGACGCGATGCCGTTGAGGATCACGCCTTTCGGCGCGAACGCTCCGCCGTATGCCAGCGCAACCGCGAGGCGCGGGTCGTACTGGGCGATGAGCGGGATGTCCCCGACACCGAGTTCCCTGACCCTTTTTCCTCCAATCATCGGTTCACCACTTTTTCCGGAATAGAATACTGGAGCGGGCGCCCGAGTGACCGAGCGCCCGCGCCTTTTTTGCTAGTGTGTGACGCGAGCGCTTGGACGATTACTCGTCCAGGATCGCCATCGGCTTGCGCTCGAGCAGCGCCTTGAGGTTCTGCTTGCCCTGCGGCGTGAGGCCGTTGAGCATCTGTTGGCCGGCGCCCTTGAGGGAGTTGGCCTGGAGCAGACCCTGCATGAAGCTGTTCTCGAGCAGCATCTGAAACTGCAAGCTCTCGGGGAGGATGTAGTTCAGGTAATCGATGCACGCGCTCGGGAAGAGCTCGACGCCGAAGAGTCCGACGCCGTAGGTGAGGCAGCCACCCGGGATGGTGTACGCCGACGAGTAGCCGGCGCCGCAGTCCAAGGTCTCGCTGAGGATGCCAGGTGCGGGCGTCGGCACGACGCCGAGATCGAGCACCGCTTGGCGCCGCATCGAGTCGAGGAAGCAGCAGTCTTGTTCCACGCGCGTCAGACCAATCCGGATGGTGGTCGTCGGAACGTAGAGCAGCGGCCGCTGGAACATGTACGCCTTGTGCGCGATACCCGACTGCGTGAAGTGGCCGTAGGTCACTCCAGCGGTCGGTGCGCCGATGCACTCGGTTCCCGCATCGCCCACGACGACGTTCTGCGGGATGAAGAGCCGGTCGAAGTCCTTGTCGTGGAGGACCGAGTTCACTTCCTGAATCTCGGGCATCATCGGGGCGAGTGAGTCACTCGCTCCGCAGAACGCCTTCGCGCGGGGCCACACACCGATGTGGTCGGCGAGCTCGTCGACCACGACGATGCGGCGACCCATGCGCACCTGGAAGCGGTACGCCTGGCTGAACGATTCGAGGAAGAGCTGAGTCGGTCCACCCCAGTACAGAGCCGCGTTGCGCGCGGCTGCGTCTGCACCGAGACCTCCAACGGGAATGCACCCGTCGAAGCACGGGGTACTCGACTCGGAAGCCGGTTCCGAGATGAGCGCTCCGGGCAGCGTCTTGGAGTAGCCCTCGCCGATGAGGATCAAGAAGGCTCCGAGCGCGAGGAACGGCGTCTCGACGCGAGCGCCGGTAAACGCTCCCGTGATCTGCCGTCCCGGGCACGGATTGGCCTCGGTATCGACATCGAAGAAGTTGATGTTGCCTTCGAACTTCTGAAACTCCTCGGGAGTCATCGGAAGTTTGATCTGCGTCTGGTCGCTGATGATTGCCGTAAGCGCCGACCAGGGCACCGCAGCAGCTTCACCGATGGTGGCACACTTCTTCCACGCACCGGATCGATTGTCGATATTGGCCATTGTCTTTCTTTCTCCTGCCCGAGACGGCTTCTTCCGCCCCGGGCCCTTTGTTCAAAAACTCAGAACTCTTGTTGACGTCTCTTCGATCAGTCCCTGCGAAGACCGCCCGAGAAGATCATCGCCTTCTTGATGTGATCGTCGCCGTTCATGGGTGTGCCGTACACGCCGGGAGCCGCGAAGGCAGCCGGAGGCGCGACCGGACCACCCGGCGGTTCCACCATCGTCTCCGCGGTGAGCGGGACGGGCAGTGGGCTCGGAGGAGCGACGGGATTGAGCTCAGCGACCACCGGGTTGAACGAGCCCTTCTCCATCGCGGAGCAAACTCCGTAAGGGAGGAAGACGACGCTGCCGGGTGTCCACGGAGTGTTCGGGTTGAGCGCGAGGATCTGTTCGACCGACACGCCACCCGCCGAAGCGAACGCGTTGATGTCGTCGCCGGCTTGCACCTGGTGACGGCACATCGTGTTCTGGTTGTACTCCGGGCAGTCCGGGCACAGCGTCGGGCAGTTGCTGTAGCAACCGTCCGAGCAACCGCACTCCTGACACGTGCCGACGCGACCGGTGCGGATGACCGAGCGCGCGTTCTGTCCGGGGCGACCAACTCCGGGCTGACCCGAGAGCTGGTACATCGGACCGGCGCCGGTTCCGCCACCGCCGAGCGGGGACGTGATCTGGGGCGGGTCGTTCTGTCCCGGCGCGAGCGACGCGACGAACGGACGCTGCGCGAAGAGTTTCGCGACCTGCTCCTGGATGTAATTCTGCTCCAGGGAGTAGAGCCGATTGCCGATGCTGGGCTTGCCCGCGTCCGCGAGCTCGACCTTCATGACAGTCGGAGCGAGGTACCAGTCCCAGAGTTGCTTGACCAGGTTCGCGCCGAAGCCGACAGCGATGCCGCCGACGAGCCACGGGATGATGCCGCGACCGCGCGCCCAGTAGGCGACCGCCATACCGGCAACCGCACCACCGGCCTGTCCGCCGAGACGCCACGCATCGGGGCGCATCCGGATCGCTCCGGCCGCGTCCTTGCCGTACCACGGGTTGCGACCGTCTTTCGGCGTGCGGGTCGCGATCAAGCGATCCGTCACGTCGGCGACGATCAAACCGAGGCCGACACCGACGGCGGCGACGCCGTAGGCGCGGAGTCCGGCCATCGTGAACGGGCCGGCTTGGTTCTCGTAGAGAGCCATCGGTCCCGGGCCGCTGAAGAATCCAGACGGGTTCTCCATCAGCGCGCGTTTCCGACGACCTCCGCCACGACGCTTCTTCTTGCCGGCCTTCTTCTTGCGGCGACGACGCTTCTTCTCCGTGACGGCGACGGTGCTGCGCGGCAAAGACACGACGTGGGTCTTGACCGTACGCACGGCCCTGCGCTTGCCACGACGACTCTTGCGACGTCCGCCTTTTCGAGAACGGGCTTTGGCGCGTCGCTTGGTCTTACGACCCTTGCGACGACCCTTGCGGCGCTTCTTGCCCCTCTTCTTGCCCTTCCTTGCGTTCTCTTCGAGTTCGGCGGCCATGGATGCATTCTCCTGTTGTGACTTCGCGGGGGCGCTCTGATTCGACTCGTACTTGCG